ATGTCCAATACGATACGCTTCATATTCCGCTTTCAAGTCTTCATAGTGGTGAATGAGTAACTGATACTTGTCCTGCATTTCATAGTACTTAGTCTCCAAGTCAAGCATTCTACCAGCTATGGTGTCTAGGTCAATCATTCTTTCCTCTGTATGTTAATTCAGGGCAATGATACAGTGTACCCTTCCAGTCAGTATGGTAGGCGGTCTTTACAGGGTCTGCTGCGGTTACTAGTAATGTATTCCTCTTACGTTCCTTAGCCCTTCTCCTGTAAGCATTAGCCTTGTCTCTGTTGGCTTTAGCCCATGCTCTTTGTTTCAGCCTATTCCTCTCCTTACGGGCTTCAATGATAGCATCAGCTTCGTCTTGATTCTCAACATTCTTAACCCACTTGCTCATTTTGCAGCCTCCATGTACAGACCCACGTTACCTAGTGCATAACCAATGAAGGCTATACCTAAGCCAGTGTTACCTTTGTAGAGTAAGTCCACAGCTACTACAGTATAGACCACTCCAATGATTGCAATCAGAATACTACTCATCTTTAGTTTCCTCTTCTAGCTTATCCATCTCTTTATCAAAGGCTACATCACGCTCTTTGTCGCCCTTATCACGACCAAAGATTAAGTCCCATCGAGCATCGTACTGCTCCTGAGCTACGCTAAAAGGTCTAGGTGTACTTCCTTTACTCATAATCTTTCCACACTATTACAGGTGTGTCCTTTCCAATGTAAGCACCCTCAATGTTAAAGTCAATGTAGTCAAAAGCTTCATCTTCAGTCATACCATCTTTGATTATCAGTTGTTGAGCCATCTTCTCACCATCATAGACCAACACTTCCACACGCTCATTACCATTCCATACTAATGCTGCACCTATCTTTGCTTCATCAAAGCCATCCCATTGTTTCATAGTACTTCCTCCTGCATCTCCACCATACGTCCAGTTTCCATGTCATACTTGAGCACACAAGCTGGGCCTGTATAACCATTGTAACGATTCTTAGCTACTGAGATCTTGGTTTGATGTCTCTCATTGTCATCCTGAGCCATACTGTTACGCTCCAATGTAATCACAGCATCACTCAGTTGAGCAATAGCACCTGAGCCTCTGAGCTGCGACAGTGAGACACTACCGCCATCTTCGTGACCTTGGTTCCCTTGCAGTCTACGAAGGTGACTGACACAGATCAATGTAATCTCCAGCTCCTGCACCAGTGTACGAAGCTTCGTCATCATGTTATCAATAGCCTTACGCTCATCTCCATTGTCTTGACCAGATATAACAATACTGATGTGGTCAAGAAAGATAACCCTGCAATCGCAAGCTTTAGCCATGTATCGGATTCTGTTGGCAATGTTGTCAACGTCACTGCTACCGAAATGGTCAAAGAGATAAACACGATTAGTACCAAGTGTTGCATCGAAAGCATCTTTAAGCTCCTGTTCAGTTGTTGGAGTGTCAGGTAAGTGCAATAGTTTGTTAGCGTGTAAGCTCATGATACTTCGAGCTGTCTTACGAGTGGACTCTTCGAGGAATAAGCCTCCAATGTTCCACTTGGTAGTGTTCAGTATATTGAACAATATTTCACGTAGGAATTGACTCTTACCCAAGCCACTACCTGCAGTGACTGTGATTAACTCTGATGGTCTGATACCATAGAGAAGCTTATTCAAGCCCTTCCAAGGGTACATAGCCTCAGCCTTAGCCTCAGGTTTAATCACTTCTTCCCACAGTGAGGCTGCATTGATGATGCCATCAGGGATGTACACCTCAGCTCTCCACCACTCATTCACGAACTCTTTGGTAGCACCTGCAATCAGGTAATCACAAGCATCTTTGTAGCCACTCAGGTGCTTCACAATCTTAGCCTTCTGACCAAACAGTTCAGCCACTTCCTTAGATGCCTTCTTACCCGGCTCATCAGCATCAAAGCAGATAACAATGCTATCGAAGGAGTTAAGCCACTCATATTGTGCCTTGCAGTCCTTTAAAGCGGCCTGTGCACCGTTTCTGACTGACACCACAGGGTAGAGGCTACCATTCATCTGAAAAGCTGCTAGAGCGTCAAGTTCTCCTTCAGTGATGGTGACTGCTTTGCCACCAGCGTGAAAGAGCTGCTGTCCGAAAAGCCTAGCATTCGTGAATGTTCCAAGAATGCTGAAAGTTTTGTCTGCCACTCGTCTAAGTTTTGCTGCAACAACTCCTCCGGCATCGTCAGTGTAAGGATAAAAGTGCTGTCCATTTTCTTGTGTAACTCCATATTTCTCACAGGTTTGAAGGGTAATACCTCTATCAGGTATTGCTTTAATCTGACCTTTAATCTCTAGCATTGTTTGCTTTCGTGGTGCTACTGCATCTCGCATGACTGACAGTTCATCAGCATCCATCTCATTGTAGTAAGTGTTGCATGAAAAGCAGTAGGTGTGATTGTCATCATACAACCCATTAGCGTCTGAGCTACCACACGCATCACAGGCAATATGCTTAATGAGTTTAGACTCAGGCTTAGGTTTACGTACTAGATTTAGTTTCATCCCTGTCCTTACGTAGTTCTTCAATGACCTTCAATGCTCTCACATCAAGGTAGCCATAGTAGATTTCACCCCTAAGCTGGAAGGCAGTGAAGTCCTGTAGCAAGGCTAGACAATCAGCCTTTAGTTTGTCATCCTCATGGGTGTCACCAAAGTGTGACGGGAAAGGCCATGGTTTGTTATCGTCTATGTTCATTTGCTTAGTACCAGTTTAATTACAGTTACGATGGCGACAAAGATAGCCATTACCATGCGAAAGGGTCTTCCTGAGGAGGTACATACCCACTGTGAACCTTGTTTAAGACTGCCTCAGCAACATGAGACATAACCTTATCACGACCATTGTTCATAACTAATTCAGCCATACTGTCAATGACAGACCAATACCAGCATTCATACTGTACCAAGTCCATGTCATCATCATTCATCATTTCTATAGACATAAAATTATCCTTTCAATCGTGTCGTAAGACACTGGGGTTTACAGTCCAACTTTCACACTTTAAAGTCTTTATAAGTATATTACTTAAATAATACTTATATAGTGTATTTAACTTCTATGAATCATCCTAGATACTTTGTAGTATCTTTAAAGTTAGGGTAGCACACTTAGTACAGATTGTCAATGATCTCCTTCACTGTTAGTGTCTCCAACGTGACAGTCATCTTCCTCAGCCTCAGCACTGTCATCTATATCATCGGAGGATATAAGGTCTTTCCTGTCCTTTGTAGGTAGGTGAGAGTCAGCCTGTACAGTTTTAAAGCACTGCTGACATAGGTCAATGAATGTACCTGTCACTGCGTGTTTACGTGTAGCTTCGTAGTCTGTCAGTGCTCTATCACAGGCGAGGCATCTCATACGTCTTCCCTCACTTCGATTAAGTCCATCATGTCAGGGTCATACCCAAGCTGCTCATAGACCATGCTTTCAGCTTCTTCTTCACTTGAAGCATAAACCCATATATCCATTGTTGGGCTTACCTGATAGCAGTATTCATTTTTCATTTTCTTTGGTTCCTTTATCCAGTCTTTTATGTCAACATCTGAGATCATGGCTATTTACCCCTTATCTAATGTAAAATGATGGCTTTAAGAGGCCATAGATGGCTTCCAAAGTACTTTTGTTGTCATGGTCAATGGTCAACTGTTCATTGTGCTCCAGTTTATATTTCTTTGATGCCTCCCATTCAAGGTTTTTCCATTGATCGTGTGAGATCACATCTAGTACATTGATGCCCTGATACATTGCAGAATCTAAGTCTCTACAATCTCCATCTTCGTCAATCTGACATTGGACATTGACGATAGCCCCTGAGTCTTCTAATTGACCTACAAAGTGAAAGGTTATTGTGTTGATAGTGCTCATTGTGTTGGTTCCTTTCTTTGTACATGGTTGGCAAATAGCCACTTATCACCTAGGTTTCTGATTGATCTCACCCATTTAAGCCTATAACTTCGTCGCACGTGCTCAGGGACATCGTAGGACTTGAAAAGCTCACGTGAGTGTTTTAGTAGTTTAGTATTCATTCTGCAGTTAAACCTTTCATAAAATCAGTTGAAAATACAATGCTGCCCTTGAACTCAGAGGGTATCAGATAACTGTCAAAGCCCTGAGAAACCATGTATTCATCGACATCATCAGGATTCATAATTAGTTTTTCATCGATGCTGTGCACAATCACCATTGGCTCACTGTCGCCATATCTAGCAACATAAAAATTACCATGTGACATATTACCCAGCCACACCTCACAATGCTTTTTGTTGTTCATTTTACTGTTTCCCTATATAGCTTGAATGTATAGATACTTAGAATAATCCCATGCTTCTAAGTTGTCGATTATCACCTTACTGTCAGTACTTCTAGAAGCCTCTCTGAGTGCATCTTGAGTGTCAGTGGCCCCTATCATGATGTAACCATAACGGCCTCTGTAGCGATAGCTTTTAAGGCCTTTGATGGCCATTGGTTTATTGTGTGTATCAATCATGCTTGTGACACCTCTTCTGTTACGTGACAGGCTTCACATCCGGAACAATCTGTAAGGTCATTCTGAGTACTTACAAAGTCATCCATCTCTTGATAGGTGTCAAAGTCATACTCTTCACCACAGTCTCCGCAAGTCCAAGACCAATTAACGTCAAAGCCAATGGAACAGTAAACACATCCTACCCAGTTTTCATTCCACACCCACACATTACCGGATGATTGATTGACCCCTGCCTGAGTGCATTCGTCAATAGACAAACCCGCTTGTTTGATTGCCTTGATACAGTCAGTCAGACGGTCAAGGTCAGCACCTGAGAATTGCTCAAATATGTTAGCCATGTTTAACCTCTTAAAAGTTAGGCCGTAGCCTTTAAAGTGCGAGAGTGCACTACAATGAAGTCTGTCACACTTCATCATGGTAAACTGTCTCCGACGTTACACGTCTTACTAATGTGACTCACTGATAAAGGACATCAAAGTATGCGAGAGCACCACCAGCCAACATGAGGCCGATAAGTACTGCGAAGCATACGTCTATAATCTTTTCAATCATTTTAGTTCCTTAGTTTATTAAGCCAGTAACGGTGTAGTCAATTTAAATGCAATGGCTGGCTTATCGCCACTACGTGCAAACTGAGCACGCATGACAAGCCAGTCAACCTCACGCATGACATTGACTATCTCATCACAGATCAACAGTGTGTCAGTATCGTCAGTGTCCATGGCGTGCTTAACTGTATAGACTAAGCCATTGTCACGGATTGACCTTCTAACTTGATTGTAAAGTGTTCTATTCATGTTGGTTCCTTATATATAGTCATGAATTGGTGCACAGAGAATCTTAAACATACGTTCAACGCTCTCAGTGTTATATGTAACAGGTTGGCCTTTATCGAGCATGATGAAAGAACCATCATTTAAATGGACTGTGAAGTCAGGGTCAGCTTCGCAGTAAACTAAGTAAGTATCTTGACCGTTTAAGCGGGACTCAACCAGCAGGTCAATAATTGAATCAGTGATGCCATCCTGAGTGATGGTTTCACGTGTGAGCGTGGTTTGTTGCATGAGTATGTATCCTTAGTTGGTTGGTTGGTACGTATGTTACTATGCAAACACTGTGCCAGCTTTGCAGTTTACCCCTGACTAACAGGTTATCCACAGGCATCTCTAGAGTGTAGCTTCTAAGTTATCCACAGGCTAAATAGTTATCCACAATTCTCAGAGTTATCCACAGGGTGCACTGTATTGGTGATAATGTGCACTATAATGATGCACTGATACCCTTAAATGCACCATGTTGGTGATACTGGATAGGACTTCAAAGGTACTTCAAAGGTACTTCAAAGGGTGCTACATAGTCCCTCACGCTACCTCTAGTTGACTAACTAGACGTTAAAGAACTAGACTACTGCGAAGTGAGCACTAACTAACTTCAGAGCTACTACAATGTAAGTGAGTACTTACTTGCATGGGGGGAGGGTCATCGTAGGTATGAATATTATTGTAGGAGCCTCTGAAGTTCACAAAAAAGGAAATATAGACCAGCAGAGTAATCAGAGATAACCCTATGATTTGTAAGGCTAAAGTAGAACTTCAAAGTACTAATCAGACACCCTAGAAAAGGGGAACTAAGTAGAGACTACAAAGTTAACATATATGTGACTACAA